CTAGAGTTTTTTGCCCACATTGCGAGAAAGACATTGCTGTAAATACTGCTAGTCGCTGGCACTTTGATAATTGCAAGGAGAAAAGATAATGTTCGCGGCTAAAAACACAGCGGCTCCTTCAGGTGAAGCGGTTTACATAGAGTCGGTATTCTCGACGTATCTCTATACGGGCAATGGCTCTACGCAGACGATAACAAACAATATTGATCTATCCACAAAGGGCGGGCTTGTTTGGATTAAGCAAAGAAGCGTAGCAAATGCTCATGCGTTATATGATACTGCGCGTGGCGTTCGTAAAGCAATATCAAGTAACTTTACTTTAGCTGAATTGACTGCCGCAGCAGGAAAAGAGTTAACGGCGTTTAATACAACTGGTTTTAGCCTTGGTACAGATGACAATTACACTGTAAACGCTAACGCAACTACTTTTGTCTCATGGACATTCCGCAAGCAAGCTAAGTTTTTTGATGTGGTGACTTATACGGGGAATGGAACTTACCCTAGAAACATTTCTCATAATTTAGGATCAACTCCAGGATGCATAATAGTTAAAAAACTAAGCGCTACTTCAGATTGGTTTGTTTATCATCGTAGTTTGTCTGTTGATGGTACATTTGGCCCATATCGTATTTTATTAAATACAACTGCTGCACAAAGTGTCAATGATGATTGGAAAAATGCTCCAACATCAACACAATTTACAGTTAATAATTCTGATACAAACGGTAACGGCGTAACCTACGTAGCCTACCTATTCGCCCACGACGCAGGTGGCTTTGGTGCTACTGGCTCGGACAATGTGATTAGCTGTGGGTCGTTTACTTCAAATACTGCCGAAACTGTTACTGTTAACTTAGGTTATGAGCCTCAGTTTGTAATTGTTAAAAGGTCTGATGCAGTTGGAGATTGGTATGTATTGGATACTATGCGTGGATGGGATAATAGTTCGTCTGATGCAATTTTGTATCCAAATTACTCCAATGCAGAAGGCAGCGCTCAAAGAGGAGAGCCAAATGCTACTGGTTTTCGTTTTACAGAAGGGGCGGTAGCAAGAACCTACATCTACATCGCCATCCGTCGCGGCCCGATGAAAACACCGACGAGTGGAACGAGTGTTTTTGCGCCAATTACAGCAACAGGCAACGGGTCTTCAAATACATTAACCACTAATTTCCCAGTTGATTTATCAATAGATCAATCAAGAGTTGGTGCTGGCGGTGCTTATTTTATTGATCGGTTACGCGGAGGAACTCAATATTTTTCTTCTGACTCAAGCGCTGCTGAATCGACATACCCTTCAAACCTAATCAATTTTGCAAGCAATACATCGATTGTAGATGCGAATTATGGATCACTTACTAGTTCTTATGTTGATTGGGCTTTCCGTCGCGCTCCAGGCTTCTTTGATGTGGCGTGCTACACCACAACCAGTTCTTCAAACCAAAGAATTACACACAATCTCACAGTAGTTCCCGAGCTAATAATTACCAAAAGTAGAAGCAATGTGTCTAGCTGGTTTGTGTATGTATCATCTTTGGGTCGGGCTGGTTATTTAAATCTGTATCTTACAAACGCCGCCGGAAGTATTGCGGATTCTTGGGGAGCAACAAATCCAACTACGACTGATTTTGGTTTTAATAATAACGTCTTGAGTAACGGCTCGGTTGGCAGAACCTACGTTGCCTATTTATTTGCAACACTTGCTGGTGTATCTAAAGTCGGTTCTTACACAGGCACGGGCGCACTCCAGACGATCAACTGTGGCTTCGCTGCTGGTGCTAGGTTCGTTCTTATCAAACGGACTGACTCTACGGGTGACTGGTGGGTGTATGACAGCGCACGAGGGATCACAAGTGGTAACGATCCTTATCTGTTCTTGAACTCAACAGCCGCTGAAGTAACGAACACCAACTATGTGGACACTGCGTCTACAGGGTTCCAAGTCACAGCAGCAGCGCCAGCAGGATTGAACGCTAACGGTGGTACATACATTTTTCTTGCCATAAGTTGAATATGACAAAAGACCCTTACAAAAAAGCGTATTCGCAACACAAATCAAATGCTAAAACTCGTAACATTGAGTTCAAATTGACTTTTGATGAGTGGAAGCAAATATGGGTTGATTCCGGTAAATGGGATCAAAGAGGTCGCGGAGCAAACAAATATTGTATGTGCAGAATTGGTGACTTGGGTTGTTATGAAATTGGAAATGTGTTTATTGGATTGGGTAAAATAAATGTTCGTGATGGGAACCTTGGCAAGGCAGATAGCGAAGAAACTAAGCGCAAGAAATCTGAATCCCTAAAAGGAAAAGCAAAGCCTTGGGCTGTTGGTCAAAACAATGTAATGCACAGGCTAGAAGTAAAATCAAAGATGTCTATTGCTGTTGGTGGAAGTAACAATTACCGAGCAAAGACCGTAATTAGCCCCTTTGGTGTTTTTGGTTCAACAACCGAAGCAGCAAAGGAATTAAACATTTCAGCCGAGACAATTCAATGGCGGTGTCGTCATAATAAGTCCGGCTGGTCTTATGCAATAGCGTAGAGGAAATCATGGAACTAAGAATTAGAGACACAGGGCAAGTGATGACCGACTCAGAGTTCAGGTCATTGCATCCAGATACAAGCTTTCCTCCGCAACTAACGGTAGAACTGCTAGATGGTTTCGGTGCTGATCCGGTGCTAAACGGCCCACAGGCTCAACCAACGCGCTATCAGGTGGCTTTTAGAGATGGTGTTGAGGAAATCAACGGGCAGTGGTTTACCAAGTTCTCAGTAGCCGATATGGACGCTGACGCTATCGCTGCGTTAGATGCTAGCCAAGCGGCTTCTATACGGGCAGATCGTAACCGTAGGTTGTCAGAAACAGATTGGCGTTTTCGTAGCGATATGACACCATCTCAGGCATGGATTGATTATTGCCAAGCCTTGAGAGATGTACCTTCGCAAGCAGGATTCCCTTGGGATGTAACTTGGCCTGTGGAGCCATAAATGCTCGGATTTTCTCCGCTATCGTCTGCTGCTGTATCTGAGATTAGGATAACGACGCTAGTTCCTGCGACTGGTAGTGTTACTGGTCGTGCTGTCGTAACGGCTGCTGGAACTCGTCAGGCTGTAGCGTCTGCGGCTATATTAGGTCGTGCTGTTGTAACGGCTTATGAGGGGGCTATACAAGGTAATGCTGCTATTTTGGCTAGGGCTATAGTTACCGCTAGAGAATCGACGGTAAATGGTTCTGCTGCTATTACAAGCGTAGCTACAGTTTCAGCTAAAGGCGGTTTCTTAAAGTCTGCTACAGGTTATATAAATGTTACTGCTACAGTAACTGCTGTAGGGGCAACTGCTAAGTTTGCGTCAGGTTCTGTTCTTGGTAGGGCGATTTGTAGCTGCGTTGCTAACAATGCTGTTTTGGCAACAGCACAAGTATTAGGCAAAGCTGATGTTAGGGCGCTTGGGAGTGTTGCTAGAGCGCCTGCTTCTGGATCGATTACGGGGCGTTCTGTGGTGACTGCGAAGGGCATGATCTATGGTGATGAGTGGATTAAGGTTTCTCCGGTAGGTGATACATGGCTACGACAAGAATAAATTTTGGCGAGTGGACACCAGACCAACCGGGAATATCTGGCGGTGTTACAGATGCCAAGAATTGTTATCCGGTTCTTAATGGTTATGCTCCTATCCGAGATGTAGCGGATTATTCGGCTAATGCAGGTCAGGCTTTATTATTAGCGTTTGCAGGTAAATACGCGGGTACGAACTCGCTATTAGCTGCTGGAGCAACTCAGGTCTATAAGTTTGATTCTAGCGATACGACGTTAGATGCTTTAACTACATCAGGATATACGACCGTTTCCTCATGGGATGTGACTCAGTTCGGGTCAAAGATGATCCTAGCTAATGGATTAGACCGCTTACAGGCGTTTGATTTGTCTGGTGGTGCATACTTCTATGGGATAGACGATGCTCAGTTTACAGGCTCTATTTCAGCTACTACGTTGACTGTTTCATCGGTAGCGTATGGAAGTATTGTAGTAGGCCAGACGATTAGCGGTACAGGGGTTACAGGCGGCACTAAGATTACTGCTTACGGTACTGGAACAGGTGGCGCAGGTACTTATACGGTGAGTGCTAGTCAGACGGTATCAAGTACGACGATTACAGCGACAGGAAATGCGCCTACAGCTAGGTTTGTGACGGTTGTAAGGGATTTTGTGGTCGCTGGATACGTTGCTGGTGAGGAATCTAGGGTTTATTGGTCTGACATCAATAACGAGTTGAATTGGGTTCCTAGTGCGTCTAGCCAATCTGACTCTCAATACCTGCCTGATGGTGGGAATATCACAGGTTTAGCGGGTGGTGAGTACGGTCTAGTGTTCCTAGAACGTGC